GGCTGCGGAGGCGTGGCGAACGCTCTTCGACGAACGACCTGCCTCGTGGAGCGAGGCCCCATTCACAAGCTGCCTTGGTGTCGTTTGGGACGAGTTCCAAATTCACGCGACGAGCGAGACCCCGTGGCCCCATCTCCTGCACGAGGCCGGACACCTTGTGGCGACGACCGAGCGGCCGGATGCAGCGAAGGAAGGGACGTTCCTCGGCTGGGAGATGGCGGTGGTCGAGTACCTTGGCCTGTCCATGAAGGAATTCCATCGGTCGAACGCAGAGTACGGAGTGACCTTCGGCCGGTACTACGAGTTGGGTGCACTCACGTTCGGAAGCAAGGACTGGTGGAAGTTTGTGGGCGAGGCCCAGGCGGACTCTCGGGCGGCGAAGCTCTTTCATCCGTTCGACAACACACCACGCGGCCTGCGGTCGAACGTGCTACGGTGACCCGATGCCCAAGATAGAACCCACGGTCTTTGTATCGTTCATGAAGGTAGTGGCGTGCATCTGCATCTGCGCGATGTTGTTGGCTGTGTGGCCGGCGGACGGTGACGAGTGATGCAAGACCTTTTTGCCCCGAAGCGTGTAGCCCCGACCCTGCACCACGGGGATTGTCTCGCGGTCCTGCGGACCTTGCCCGACGCGAGCGCGGACTCGGTGGTAACGGACCCGCCCGCCGGTATCGCGTTCATGGGCAAGGCTTGGGACGAGGACAAGGGCGGCCGGAGGCAGTGGATTGCGTGGATGGCCGAGGTCATGGCCGAATGTTTGCGTGTGCTCAAGCCCGGCGGCCACGCACTCGTCTGGGCGCTCCCAAGAACGTCGCATTGGACGGCGACCGCGCTCGAAGACGCAGGGTTCGAGGTACGCGACTGCCTCGTTCACTGTTTTGGCAGCGGGTTTCCGAAGAGCGCCTGCGTGTTGAAGGCGATAAACAAGGCGGCGGGCGCAAAGCGTGAGGTTGTTGGTTCCAAATTAGGAACGCCCGGATACTCGCTATCGCAAGGGCAAGGCAACGCGGTCTACGGCCAAGGCATCGGTGGTTCTGGTTACGCCGAACGCGAGTGCGAAATCACCGCCCCCGCCACCGACCTCGCGAAGCAGTGGTCCGGCTGGGGAACCGCTCTCAAGCCCGCCTCCGAGCATTGGTGGCTGGTCCGCAAGCCCCTCGCTGGGACTGTGGCCGCGAACGTCCAGCAGTACGGCACAGGTGCGCTGAACATCGACGCAAGCAGGGTAGGGACCAGCGGAGGCGGCACGCATTGCGACAGGCGAGACGAGAACGGGCAATGCCTCGGTCACGGCAATGCAGGACGGTCGACTAGCGGCGAAACGAGGCATGGTCCCGACACGTCGGGTGGTCGCTGGCCTCCAAACCTGCTCCTGAGTCATACCGAGGACTGCGCCGAGGGTGCGTGCGCGGATGGTTGTGCGGTCGCGGAGATGGATAGGCAGAGCGGGACGACAAAGTCTTCAGGTGGCGCAGGAGCGGCATCACGCGGAGCGATGGGCAAGCGGGTATTGGGCCAATACGCGCTTGACCGAAACGGAAAAAACGCGGGAGGTTTGGGTGATGTTGGCGGCGCGTCCCGCTTCTTCCCCGTGTTCCGCTATCAGGCGAAGCCGTCTCGGAAGGAACGAGGCAACGGCAACGTCCATCCTACGGTCAAGCCCGTGACCCTCATGGACTGGCTCATCCGGCTCGTGACGCCTCCCGGCGGTGTGATCCTCGACCCGTTCCTCGGCAGCGGCACGACGGGCGTGGCGGCGGTCAAGGGCGGCTTCGGCTTCATCGGCATCGAGCGTGAGGCCGAATACCTCGCCATCGCTCGCGCTCGCATCGAGGCGGCATGACCCCTACGTTTTCGCCCGAGGACATCCAACGCGAACTGGCGAAGCGTGCCGCGACCGCCCTCTGGGGCCGCGGGAGCCTGACGTACAAGCTCGACGAGACCCAGCGCAAAATCAAGGACGCCCTGTCGAGCACGAAGGAGCGCAAGTTCTTTCTTCTGTGCTCGCGGCGTCTGGGCAAGAGCTTCACGCTGGTCCTTGAGGCGTTCGAGACCGCGCTTAAGAAGCCGCTGTCCCGCATTCTCTACCTCGCCCCGACCGGCAAGGACGCCGCGGACATCGTGACCGACATCGTGGACGGACACCTCCTGCCGGACTGTCCATCGACCCTGCGTCCCGACTACGACCGGCAGCAGAAGGTCTACTCGTTCAAGAACGGGAGCACTATTCGGTTCAAGGGCGTGAACGGCGAGCACGCCGAGAACCTTCGAGGCGGTGCAGCGGACCTCGTGATTCTTGACGAGTGCGGAACGATGGACGACTTGGCCTACGTCGTGTCCTCAGTCGTCATGCCCATGACGCTGACGACCGGGGGACGCGTGTTGCTGGCGACGACCCCGAGCCGCTCACCCGGACACGACTCGGTAGCCATCTACGAGGACTTGGCCGGCAGGAACGCGACGGTGAAGTTCACGTTGCTGGACAACCCGAGAGTGGCTCCCGAGGTCAAGGCCGAGTTCCTCAAGGAAGCGGGTGAGCCGGACGCGCTCGTGGACGCCATTGTGGCCGGAACCGCGTCACCGACCACGACGACCGCGCTCCGCGAGTACTTCTGTGAGTTCGTGACCGACGCGGCCAGTGCAGTCTTGCCCGAGTTCACGGCGGACGCACAGGCGCAGACGGTCAAATCCTCGTCCAGGCCTCCGTATTTTGACGCATACGTCGCGATGGACCCCGGATTTCAGGACCGGACCGCGATTCTCTACGGGTACTGGGATTTTCGGAGGGCGAAGCTGGTCATCGAGGACGAAAGTCTCATGCACCGGCCCTCGACGAGCGACATCGCCGCCGAAATCGCACGCAAAGAACGGTCTTCGTGGGCAGGACAAGAGCCTTACGCTCGCGTGAGCGACGTGGACCCTCGCCTCATCGCGGACCTGTGGCAGCTTCACCGCATCCAGTTCCGCGCCAGCGAAAAACAGGATTCGCTCGGGGCTATAAACCTCGTGCGAAACATGATTCAGAGCCGCGAACTGGAGATCGACCCGAGGTGCGTTCACCTCATCAGGCAGATGAAGAACGCGATTTGGAACAACAAGGCCACGGACTTCGCGAGGGCCGGAACGAAGTCACCGGACGGTCACTTCGACCTCGTGGCCGCGCTGAAATACCTCTGTCGCGGCGTCAACCGACACCATAACCCCTACCCAGAAGGGTACGGAGCCGTTACCACGCAGTCGACGTGGCTTTCTCCACGCCCTACGGCCAGTCCGGTCGGCCTCGGACTCATGGCGGACACGCCTTTTTCGCGTAGACTCGCACGGACTCGTCGAACAAGAGGACCGTCCTCGCGGTACTAGCCAAAAACCAGTACCTCGAACGCTTTAACCGTGATACGGGGCGAACATGCCGCAGAATCTCTGGGACAACGACACCAAGTACTTCGCGACCGAGCTTCCCGAGGAGTTGGGACCGAAGCTCGTCGAGAAAGTGCAGCAATATCGGTACGATACCGGCGTGCAGGCGGTCGACGGGCGCATGGCGCACGCCTGGCGGTACTACTACGGCTACGACCCGATGGGCTTTCACGCTACGGGCAACGTGGCGCGCGGCGGCGTGCAGGGAGAGCTGGCGGAAATCCGCATCAACCACTCCCGAAGCCTCGTTCAGACGCTTTTGAACCTCATCGTGGCCCCGCAGTTCGTGTGGAACCCTCGGGCCAGCACCGTGGACTACGACGCGGTGCGTCAGGTCGAGGCGGCTCGGGCGATTCTGGAGCATTACTGGCACAACAGGCAGTTCTCGACCTACGCAACGAAGGCCGTCGAGTCCGCCATCGCCTTGTCCGAAGGATTCATCCACGAGGAGTGGGATTCCTCGATGGGCGAGGAGTATTCGGTCGATCCCGAGAACGCGGGCGGCATCATCAAGACCGGCGACGTGCGTTTCGCGAACGTGGCCCCGTGGGACGTCATTCGCGACCCGTACAAGACGGACTTCAGCGAGTGTCAGTGGCTCATCGTGCGCTTGTTCAAGAACAAGTGGGACCTGGCCGTCGAGTTCCCCGAGAAGGCCAAGGAAATTCACGACGTTCCGACCGAAATACCGGCGCGAGGAGACTCAGGTTACGCGCTCAAGGTCGCGACCGACGACGTTCCCCTCTACTACTTCTACCACAAGCCCTGCGCCTCGCTTCCGATGGGCCGGATGGTCAAGTTCGTGTCGAGCGGCGACGTGCTCGAAGACACCATCCTTCCCTACGGCATGATTCCGCTTCAGCGGGTCACTTGCGCCGAACTTCAGGGAACGCCCTACGGATACACGCCGTATTTCGAGATTCTGGGCATTCAGGAGGTGATGGACAGCATCAATTCGTCCATCACGACGAACATCACGACCTTCGGCACGCAGTCTCTGGCCGTCGAGGAAGGTTCGCCCGTTCAGCCGGACGACTTGGGCGGCGGAATGCGGATCATCTACTACCGCCCCGGCTCGCAGCCCCCGCAGCCGCTCCAGTTGACGAAGAGCCCGACGGAAGCGTTCAAGTACCTCGAAGACCTGAAGACGCATGAAGAACTGCTCATGGGTCTGAACAACGTGGTGCGTGGGCAGATGCAGACGGGCAAGGAGTCCGGTGCCGCGCTCGCTCTTCTTCAGAGCCAAGCGATTCAGCAGGCGTCGGTCCTTCAGCGCAACTACCTCAACGCGCTCGTGAGCGCGGGTACGGCCATTCTTCGCATCATCCGGTCGCGCGCCACGCTGCCGCTGAAGATCGGCCTCGTGGGCAAGTCGCGCATGGACCTCGTGCGCGAGACCGAGGTGACGAAGGACAGCATTCAGAGCATCGACCAGGTGGTCGTCGAGCTGGGCAACCCGGTCTCGCAGACCGCCGCAGGCCGGTTCGAGTTGTCGATGCAGCTCGTGCAGATGGGCGTCATCAAGACCCCTGCCGAGGTGCTCGAGGTCCTCGAGACGGGTCGGCTGGAGCCGCTGGTCAAGGGAACGCAGGAAGAACTGGTCAACATCCTCAAGGAAAACCAAGACATGGTCCGGGGCGAGACGCCGGTCGTGCTCTTGTCCGACGACCACCCGCTTCACGGCAAGGAGCACACGGCGGCGGTGGCTTCGCCGGCAGCGCGTCGAGACCCGAAGGTCTTGCGGGCGTACCGTGAGCACATGCACGAGCACTACTCGCAGTTCTACGGGGTGCCGCTGGAGATGGTCGAGATGGACCCGCTGTATCGTCAGCGGTTCTTGATGCTGTGCGGTCGTCCGGTGCCTCCGGAGCCGATGGGCT